GTTACACTGCTGCCGCACAGGGAACCGTCACACAGGGAACTTCGTCGGGCAAAGGAACTGCGGTCACGCTGAACAAGCCAGCCGGTCGCATTACCATGGACAACGCGTCTTTGACTACTGCCACTAATGCTACGTTCACGCTGACCAACAGCTTCATTTCTGCAAATGACACTGTTGTTCTTACTATCTCGGGCGGTCAAGCAACCGCTGGTTCGTACAACGTGTTTGCTAATTCGCTGGCTGCTGGCTCTGTCAGCATCAGCCTGCGCAACATTTCTGGCGGTACGCTGTCGGAAGCAGTAGTGATCAACTTTGCGATCCTTCACTGCGTTTAATAGGGTGGACGGCCTTTGGGCCGTCCATTTTACGAGGTTTTTATGGCTGTCATCTATCTGGTTCATTCGACGCACGGCGCAAAAGTCGCTATCTCAGATGCAGAAGCGAATTATGATGCAATGAGCGGCTGGCAGCGGTATGATGTCGATACGTCAACCGTGTTGGCGGACGATGACGGCGACGACGAGCCTGTCAACGAGATGGCGGCACCTAAGCGGCGTGGACGCCCCCGCGCGAAGCAGGAAGGCTAACCAATGACGACTGCCGGAGACATCATCAACGGGTCGCTGCGACTTCTGGGTGTTCTGGCAGAAGGCGAAGTGCCGTCCGCGGAAACATCGCAGGACGCACTGAACGCGATGAACCAGATGATTGATAGCTGGAACACTGAGCGTTTGGCGGTGTTCTCCACGCAGGATCAGATGTTCACATGGCCATCGGGAGTGCTGTCGCGCACGCTGGGGCCATCAGGTAACTTCGTCGGTAGCCGCCCGGTGTTGCTCGAAGACAGCACCTACTTCCGCGACCCAGGCACGGGCGTCAGCTACGGCATCAAGTTTATCAACCAGCAGCAGTACAATGGCATTGCGGTCAAGACGGTCACCTCGACCTTCCCGCAAGTCATCTTTGTCAACATGACGTTCCCCGACATTGAGATGTACATCTACCCGCGTCCGACGCGCGATCTGGAATGGCATTTCATCTCTGTCGAAGAACTCACGCAGCCTGCAACGCTGGCTACCCAATTGCACTTCCCGCCAGGGTATCTGCGCGCTTTTCGGTACAACCTTGCCACGGAAATGTCGCCTGAGTTTGGTATGGAACCATCCTCACAGGTCATGCGTATTGCTATGACCAGCAAGCGCAACCTCAAGCGCATCAACAACCCAGACGACATCATGTCCATGCCCTACAGCCTTGTGGCGTCGCGGCAGCGGTTTAACGTGTACGCGGGTAACTACTGATGAAGACGCCGATCTTAGGGTCGGCGTATGTCGCTCGAAGCGTCAACGCCGCCGACAACCGCATGGTCAACCTCTTTCCGGAAGTCGTTCCGGAAGGCGGCAAAGAGCCTGCGTTCCTTCAGCGTGCGCCGGGGCTGACTTTGTTGGCTACTCTCGGCGTTGGCCCTGTCCGTGGACTGTGGCAGTTTGGCGACTACGGCTACGCTGTGTCGGGCAACACGCTGTATCAGATCAACAGCAGTTGGGTTGCAGTTGCCAAAGGCGCGATAGCAGGTGCAGGGCCGGTTAGCATGGCCGACAACGGCACGCAGCTATTCATCGCCGCCGATCCGCTGGGTTATATTTATAACTCCAGCACCGATGTGTTTCAACAAATCACAGACCCAGACTTTCCCGGCGCGGTGACGGTCGGGTACATCGACGGCTATTTTGTGTTCAACGAACCCAACAGCCAGAAGATTTGGGTGACGCAGTTGCTGGACGGCACCAGCATTGACCCGCTGGAGTTTGCCAGCGCCGAAGGCAACCCTGACAACGTGGTGGCAATTTTTGTCGATCACCGCGAAGTCTGGGTGTTTGGCTCCAACTCAACTGAAGTTTGGTACGACGCAGGGCTGCTCGACTTTCCGCTGGCACGCATCCAGGGTGCGTTCAACGAACTCGGTTGCGCTTCGCCGCACAGCATCGCCAAGATGGACAACCAGATTTACTGGCTGGGCAAGGATGCTCGCGGGCAGGGCATGGTTTTCCGCGCGTCTGGCTACATCGGCCAGCGCGTGTCCACGCACGCTATCGAATGGCAGATGCAGGAATACGCCAACATCGGCGACGCTGTGGGCTACACCTACCAGCAGGACGGCCACAGCTTCTATGTGCTGAACTTTCCATCAGCCGATACGACGTGGGTGTTTGACGTGGCAACGGGCGCATGGCACGAACGCGCGGCCTTTGCCAACGGCGATTTTAACCGCCACCGCGCCAACAGCCAGATGTTCTTCAACGCCACAAACGCTGTTGGTGACTACCAGAACGGCAAACTCTACAAGTTTGACCTTGAGGTGTACGCCGACGACGACCAGCCGCAAAAATGGCTGCGGTCGTGGCGGGCGTTGCCAACCGGCGCTAACAACCTGACGCGCACCATCCAGCACGCCATGCAGCTAGACTGCGAGACCGGCGTGGGGCTGAACACTGGACAAGGCAGCAACCCGCAAGTTATGTTGCGCTTCTCTGACGATGGTGGGCATACCTGGTCGAACGAGCATTGGAAGTCGATGGGGGCGATTGGCGAATACGGCAATCGCACGATCTGGCGGCGTCTTGGCGCAACGATGAAGATTCGCGACCGGGTGTACGAGGTGTCTGGTACTGATCCGGTGCGCATCTACATCATGGGCGCTGAGTTGGCCTTGAGCGGGACGCGGGCCTGATGGCACTCGCGCCGATCAACCCTACGCAGATCACGCCGCCGCGCGTCAATTTGATTGACGAACGGTCAGGCGCGATTAGCCGTGAGTGGTATCGGTTCTTTCTGTCGCTGCTGACGGCTACGCAGACCAACCAATCTGAGACGGAACTCTCGCCCGACACGTCGTCGCTGCTGGCATCCTATGACGCCATGCTGGCCGAGCTTGCGCAGGCGACAGAGACGCAGCCCGACTGTTGCGTGTCTGGTGAAGCGGTCTTGGCAAGCGATATTCAGGCGTTAGCGGTTACATCGCCCAGCGCGTCAATAGCTGCCTTAGCGGTTGTACAGAGCGAAGTACAGGCGTTGGCCTTGTCGCCGCCGCCGCTTGATGAGTTAGCTATACGGGCGTTGAACCCATCCTCGACAGCACCGGTCACCAAGACCGCTGACTTCACGGTCGCGTACAACGAAACGTGGATCATCAACAACAAGTCTGGATCGACTTGCACCGTCACGCTGCCGTCCGCCGCGACGTACTCTGGCCGGTATCTTACGTTCCAAAACAACCAAGCCCAGAACCTTGTCTCTGCATCCAGTAACGTCGTGCCGCAGGGCGGCGGCGCAGCCGGGACTGCTATTTTGACTGATGTGTCTGGTAACTGGGCTACCCTAGTGTCAAACGGCACAAACTGGGTTATCATGCAAGCCGCTTCGTTTAACACTTTGCTGTATTAAGGAACCCAATATGGCCGTGAACATCAGCAATATCATCCCCGCCAAGACGGCGGAAGCCACTCAAGTTACGCAGTACACGTCGAACGGCGTGCAGACAATCATCGACAAGTTCACGGCGACGAACTACAGCGCCTCGGCTGCGACGATCAGCGTCAACTTGGTCACGGCTGCTGGCAGCGCGGGCAATGACAACTTGATCGTCAAGACCAAGACGCTTCAGCCTGCCGAGACGTACACGTTCCCGGAACTGGTCGGCCACGTCCTGCCCAACAATGGCTTCATCTCCACAATCGCTGGCACGGCGTCGGCTATCAACATCCGCGCCTCGGGGCGTCTGGTTAGCTGATGCCGCCATTTGTCGTCCTTGCGTTGCCTAGATCGCGTACAGCTTGGCTGTCGCGGTTTCTGACGTATGGCGATTGGATGTGCGGGCATGAAGAACTGCGCCACACACGCAGCCTTGACGACGTAACGGCATGGTTCTCGCAGCCTAACATTGGCACCGCAGAGACAGCCGCCGCGCCGTGGTGGCGTCTGCTAGACCGTTTTGCACCTGGCGCGCGCATCCTGATCGTGCGCCGCCCGGTTAGCGAAGTGGTGGATAGCTTGATGAATATCCCCGGTCTGTCTTTTGACCGCGCCGTGCTTGAACGAACCATATCCAAGTTAGACCGCAAGCTAGACCAGATCGAAGCACGGTGCGATAACGTCCTCTCGGTCAACTTTGACGATCTGAACGACGAGACGGTTTGCGCCGCCGCGTTCGAGCATTGCCTCCCCCACGCGCACGACCACAAGCATTGGGCGCGGTTAGCCCCTGTAAACGTGCAGATAGATATGCCCGCGCTGATGCGATACGCGCAGGCGTACCAGCCTGCGTTGGATAAGGTAGCCGCTATCGCGAAGCACCAGACGCTTGCGGCTATGGCTACCCGTGAGCCTGTCGAGCCAGAGGGCATCACGTTCCAGACCGAAACCTTTGATGATTGGCTAGACGGCGCGGCAAGGTTGTTTGATGATCATCTGGTGGCTGTCGGCGAAGCGCCGGGTAACTGGCAGAACAAGAACATCAGTCTAATGCAGCGCATCTATGATGCGGGGGCTATGCAGATCATGACTGCCCGCTGCAATGGGCGTATGTTTGGCTACCTAATGACGCTTGTTGCGCCGTCGCTGGCGGATGAAAACTTGACTACGGCTACGCACACGACGTTTTACGCCGACTCAGCGGTTCCCGGTCTTGGCTTAAAATTGCAACGCGCGGCGTTGCGTGACTTGAAAAAACGTGGTGTAGACGAAGTGTTTCTAGAAGCTGGTCAGCGGGGTTCCGGCCCTAGACTTTCCGTGTTATACAAGCGGCTAGGCGCGCTAGATTACAGCCAAGTTTACCGTATGCAATTGACGGAGCATTAAGATGGGTTTGGCAGCAGCAGTAGCGATTGGCACGGTAGCCTCCGTTGGCAGCGGTTTGATTGCGTCGAGCGGCGCTAAGAAAGCCGCCGCCGCACAGGTGCAGGCATCGAAGGACGCGCAGACAGCTAACGAACGGATGCTAGAGCGGCAGATCGGGCTGCAAGAGCCGTTTCGTCAAGCCGGGCTTACAGCGCAAGATCAGATTATGCAGTTGCTGGGTATTGGCGGCGACAAGACCGCCGAAGGCTACGGCAGTTTGGCCAAGCCGTTTGGCACTGACCAGTTCCAGCAAGACCCAGGCTATGCCTTTCGGCAGGCTGAAGGCATGAAGGCGTTGGAGCGGTCGGCAGCAGCGCGCGGCGGTCTGCTGTCAGGCGGGACGCTGAAGGGTATCCAGCGGTTCGGGCAGGACTTGGCCAGCCAAGAGTATGGCAACGCCTTCAACCGCTACCAGACAGAGCGCGCCGCGCGGCTCAACCCGCTTCAGTCGCTGATGGGTTCTGGTCAGTCTGCAACCAACGTGCAGACCGGCTCAGTGGGTCAATCAAGCCAGAACGAGCAGGCTAACCTGATGAACGCAGGGCAGGCCCGCGCGTCGGGCTACGTCGGCAGCGCCAACGCACTGGCAGGCGCGCTGAGCGGCATCGGTCAGGCGGCTACGTCGTACCCTCTGCTTAACGCGCAAATCGGCTATTTGAGCCGCGGAGCAGCGGGCGGCGTCGGCGGTAATAATATGATGCCGGGTACAAACGCCTTCAATATGCCTCTCACGGGTCGATAAGGACGGACAATGGCTAATCAAGCAATCGCCCTTCAGGCCCGCGCACCGCAGGGTAACTTCTTGGCCCCGGCTATGCAGCAGGCTGGCCAGATGGTTAACCGCATGGCCCAGCAGCAGGCGCTGGATCGCCAGACCGCTGTAGCACAGCAGCAGATGGAACTTGCTAAAGCCAAGGAAGGCCGCGAAGTGGCGTTGCAAGGCCCTACCATGGATAAAGCGCAAGCGGAGGCGCTTTCAGCGCAACAAAAAAGTACACTAGGGTTTTATGATCTTGTTGCAGAAGGTGTAAAGCGTTCATCTACGCCAGATCAAGTTCTCGTTGTAGCAAATTTTTTAAAACAGACTTATCCGGGGGCCGCACAACAGATTGACCAGAATCTTAGCGATATGCCGTCCGATCCTGCCGCGTTTAATGCGTGGCGGGAAAAGACCATGTTGCAGTCGCTGGAAGCAAAAGATCAACTGCTTAATGACTATACAACGCAAAACCTCGGCACATCTACGCGTGTGCTTAGAACGCGTAAATACGGCGGCGGCGCGGGCGAAGTTGTCCCCGGTTCGGAAGCCGCAGTCACGATGAAACCGACTGTCGTCAACGTAGAAGGTATCGGCGCGGTTATTGTCGATCCCAACACTGGACAAGGCTATCCGGCGGCTGCTGGCGCGACGGGGGGCTACAGGCCTCCTGTGGCTGGCGGCGGTATTGTCGGTGGGCCGCGCGGCGGCGTTATGCCTGCCGCGCCTATGGGCGCCCCCGCCCGCGGTGCTACACCCGTGGCTACCGCGCTCCAGACCAACCCCGGCGCTATCAAAGATGGCTCCTTTGCGCGTTCGCAGCCTGGTTACGCAGGAGCCAGCGGCGGGTTTGCTACGTTTGATACGCCGCAGGCAGGCATTGGCGCGCAGGAAAACTTGCTGCGTAACGATTACGTCGGCAGAGGCATCAACACGATTGACAAGATCATTAGCCGCTATGCGCCTCCCGGCGGCGAGAACGCGCCTGCGGCAGTTGCCAACTACAAGAATTACGTTGCCCAGCGGTCGGGCATTGATGTCAACGCGCCGATCACTGCGGCGCAAGTGCCCGTACTTGCAGCCGCCATGCGTGAATTTGAGACCGGCGCTAGACCCGGCGGAACGCCTGTCCGCGGCGGTGCGGCAGCACCCGCAGCAACGCAAACGCTTGCGCAAACGGCTAAAACTGCTGACCGCGCGCGCACAGTTACGGAATTTAAAAACATCACGGGAACTGATTTTACATCTAAAACTGACCCTGTGGCTGATCTTATCAAGCGGTCTACAAGCGGCGGGGGTGAAAAACTTGGCGCGGACATCATGGGTTTCATACCTGAAAGCATGGGCGGCGGCGCTACGCCAGGTATGGAAGCAATCGGCGCGCTTGAAGTTATCGGAAGCGATCTGACGCTGGCGCTGTTGCCGGGTAACAAGTTGGGCGCGGGCGTATCCAACGAAGATCGTAAGATGTTTGAAAAGTTGGTTGGGGAAATGCAGAACCCAAGTATTCCAGCCGGGAAGCGTTTGGCCGCATGGGGGCAGCTTAAAACAAAGATGGCCCGCATTGCAGGCGTAGAAACGCCGCCAGCCAGCAAAACACCGCCGGGAGAACGCCGAACACCTACCACGTCAGCAGCAACGCCTCCCACCGCCGCTATTCAAATGCTTCGCAAAAATCCTACGCCAACGGAACGCAAACTGTTTGACTCTATATTCGGCGCGGGGGCGGCGGCAAAAGCGTTGGGGAGCCGGTAAATGGCAAGAGAGCCTGTAAACCCTTACGCTCAGTTTTTGCCGGCGCCGGCACCTGAAACCGCGCCAAATCCTTACGCTCAGTTTATGACTGCGCCGCAAGCCAAAGCCCCGCGCACGGGCATGGACAAGGCCACGCAAGTAGCTGGGGTTGCTGCCAACGCGCTGCTGCCTTACGCAACTGCGGCGGGCATGGGCGCGATGGCGGGTGCGCCTTTCGCCGGAGTCGGTGCGCCTTTTGGCGCTGCGGGCGGTGTGCTGGCCTTGGGCCTCGGCGATCTTGGCACAAGCGTCTACAACCTAGCCACACCGCTCTTTGACGGCCAGCGCGTTCCGCTGCCGTCAGAAGCCATGCAGCGTGGATACCAAAGCATGGGCGCGGCCCGCGCACCAGAGACGCCGGGCGAACAGGTGTTCGGTGATATTCTGTCCGGCGCTGCTGGCGGCGGTGGCCAAGCTAAGGCTTTTCAGACCTTGGCTGGCAAAGCAACCTCACCCCAAGCACAAAACTTCATGCGTTTTATGGGCCAGAACATACGCGGGCAGACCGCGGCAGGCGCAGGAGCGGCTGCTGCTCCGTCCGTTGCGTCAAACTATTTTGATGTGACAAACCCCGCGGCGTTGCTGGGTCTTTCCTTGGTGGGTGGCGGTGCAGGGTTTAAGGCCGCTACGCCTAAGACAAAGGCTATCCCGGCTGCCGCGTTGAAAGGCGAGGCATCTAAAATCTACAAGCAGATGGAGGCCGCAAACGTCAACATTGCGCCGACTACCATGACAGATTTGGCAAACGCAGCCCGCACAAAAGCGCAATCGCTAAAGTATGACCCCGATACCGATAAAGTGGTAAGAGAAGCGTTGGATTTGTTCGCTAAGAAAGCTGACAAACCTATATCGTTTGATATGCTTGAAAAGTTCAGACGGTCAGTCCGCGATCTGCCGTATAGCGAAGCTGGCGGAAAACGCGGTACGTCCGAAGAGCGTGCTATCGTTAAGGCGCTCGACGATACCATTGACGAGTTCATGGGGACGTTGACGCCTGCGCAGACAACATCGGGCGACGCTGCTACGGCCAGCGCGCTGCTCAACCAAGCCCGCGCCGTGCGGTCAAAGGGATACCAAACAGAGACGCTGGAAAACGCATTTGACGCTGCGACCAGAACGTCGAAGCAAGCAGATAGCACCAAGTCGTTTTCGCGGGCGCTGCGCGACGAGTTTGGCCGCATAGCCAAGAACGACCGCAAGCTGTCAAAGTTTGATAAGCCTACGCAGGAGTTAATCAAAAAAGTAGCCAACGGTACTGCTACGCAGAATGTCTTGGCGCAGTTGGGCCGTTTGGCTCCCAGCGCCCGGCTGTTTGGCTTGCAAGGTGCTGCGTATGGTACTGGTGCCACCTTCGCGCCTACCCAAACGGGTATAGTTGCAGGGCTTCAAGGTACGGGCTTGGTTGCAAAGGAAATGGCAAACAAGATGTCGCGTACCCAAGCGCAAAAAGCATTGGCCAGCGCCAGCGGCGTTAAGCCTAAGCCGCCAGGTTTCTACGTTCTGTCGCCGATTGCGCAGCAAAACGTGCTGGCGCAACAGCGCGCAAATAACCAAAAGTAGTGGAGTACATCATGGCCGAAATCGACGAAACAAAAGCGCGATTGCAAACCCATGAGGAAGTGTGTGCGCTGCGCTATGACGGTCTGTGCGCCAGGCTGAAACGCCTTGAGGGCGTCGGCATGGGTGTTGCCGGGTTCATCATCGCGATGTTGCTGACTATCATCCTGAAGATGGGCTGATGAGCATCGTTCTAGGCCCGCGCTCGCTATCACGCTTGCAGGATGTTCACCCTGATCTGGTGCGCGTCGTCAAGCGTGCGGCGGCGATGTCTGACTTGGACTTCACGGTACTGGAAGGGCTGCGGACGTTAGAGCGGCAGAAGGTGCTAATGAAGAACGGTGCCACCAAGACGATGAACAGCCGCCATCTGACCGGCCACGCCGTCGATCTTGCGCCGATGGTGGGCGATGGCGTATCGTGGGACTGGCCCCTGTATCACCGGCTGGCCAAGATCGTAAAGGCCGCTGCGGCGGCTGAAAGCGTCCCGCTCACTTGGGGCGGTGACTGGCGAACTTTCAAGGACGGCCCGCACTGGGAACTGCCTTGGAAGCAATACCCGAAAGGAACCTAATATGTCTGTTGTAAACTTCGTTCTATCCCGGCTCAAAGAGCCATCGACCTACGCTGGCCTGTCGGGCCTTGCGCTGGCCTTTGGCATCTCCAGCGACCTCTACACCGCTGCATCATCGGCCATCGCCGCTGTTGCTGGTCTGGTCGCCGTCGTCTTGGTAGAAAAAGCCAAGTGATTAAGTTTCTGTCGTCCCTGCTGTCGCTTATCGAACGGGCGTTTGCCTATTTCGATCAAGAGCGATGGAAGCAGCAGGGACGGCAGGAAGCCCTGAAGGAGGCGGCTGATGCTGTGGAACGCCAGATCGAACTGGGCGAGGCGGCTGTCGCTGTGCCTGACCCTCTGCGCGATGAGCGGCTGCGCAACCGTTTCGACCGCGCCCGCGCCCGTCAATAGTTACTGCTCAATTGCTCGTCCAATCGGGTACGACAGCTTGCTGGATTCGTCGGAGACGCGCAAGGCGATTGAAGCCCACAACAGCCAATGGGTTTGTCTGTGCGAGCAAGACTGCCCCGCCAGCGTTCCAGATACCAAATAGCCTTACCGATCTCCTGCGCCGTAGCGTCCTTGTGGCCCACACGACTTAAATATTTCAGCGCGTTGCCCCGGCAGTAGCCCGCAAACTCCTCTGGCGATAGCTTGGCCTGGAGGTAGTCAATCGTTTCCATGCCGCCGACCTTGTAGTGGTCTGGGTTTACTGCGTCGGTCATGCCGCAAGCCTCGCCATCAGTTCAGCGCGCTCCCGCGCGGATCGCAGCATCGTAAACCGCTGATGCAAACGCCTGACGATGGACGGGCGCTGCTGCGCTTCCATCTCAATATCCAGCAGTTCCTTTATTTCTTCCTCGGACAACGTGTTCAGCGCCGCCGCCAGTGATCGCCAGTCTACCTTAATCATTCTTCAGTTCCTCCATAGCTATGTCTGACACGGCGCGCTTGTCGTGAAGCGACGCCCAGATGCGTTCGTCAATCGTTTTCTCGGTCAGCATGATGTAGACCCAGACCGCGTGAAGTTGCCCGCCGCGGTGTAGCCGCCCGACTGTCTGCTCGTACAACTCCAGCGACCACGGCAGCGACACGAACACCATATGGCAACCGCCGTGCTGTAGGTTCAGGCCGTGGCCTGCGGACTTGGGGTGGATCAGCAGCAGTTCGATCTTGCCCGCGTTCCAGCGCGCGATGGCGTCTGGCTCGTCAATCGTCGCGGCGTGGGGGAACCGGCGCTTTAGTTCGGCCAGTTCTTCTTGGTAGTTGTAGACGACGATGGTGTTGGCGCGCTGGTTCTCGTCCAGCAGTTCGGCCAGCCGGTCAAACTTGTGGTCGCTGAACC